AGCGTGGCGGCCGGGAATTCGATGCGGCCGGGCGTGTAGGCGGCCGGCTGGCCGGCCGGAGCCGTCCACCACAGATAGGCCACAGCGGCACCAACGAAGAGCAAAGGAATCGTCATCAGGCAGCCGCCTTTCTCACGAGTGGAAGCAGGGAGTCGATCATGCCGCCGGCCGCGGCGATCACGAGCGAGCGGATCGCGGGCCTGAGCACCAGCCAGGCGGGCGTGGCGAGCCACGGCACGCAGGAAAACGCCACGGCATCAAACAAGATGCCCACCATCTGGAGCACCCACGCCTTTTTATCGGCGCCGTCTCCGCTCATCGTGTCGAGCCCGGCCGTGGCCAGGTGCAGCAGCTCCACCACCAGCGAGCCGAACTCAGCCACCGTGAGGCCGCCGGAGGCCTTCTCCTTGGCATCGGCAATGAAGGCCTCGACGGCTGCGGTGAGTTGCTCTGGCGTCATCTGATGAGCCCTTGTGCTATCGCTTGTTTCACCGCCGCCACCGTTGCGCCCAACTTGAACGCCAGCCATTCGAGCTCTCGCTGCGAATATGCCGGCCGGCTCGTGATCTTGCCCCACGATTCGTGCTTCTTCACCGAGTCAAATAACGTGAGCACCTCACCGGCGGCAGGCATGATCTCCTGTCCGTCCGATCCGCGCCGCCAGTGGGAGCGAGCGATCACCTATCCACCCTATTCCGTTCTCGGCTCTGGCCGGGAGGGGGTGTGGCCGTGCTGCTCGCGATAGACAACGAGAGCTATGGCGGAGTAGGCGCAAATATCCTTGAGCGTGTCCTCAATTCCGTCGAATTCGCAGTGGCCTGTGCGGCAGACGCTCCGGAGCCGTTGCATCTTGTCGGCGATGCGGAGCAGGCATCCTTTCCACGCGGCTATGCCAACCATGTCGGCGCCGTTGCGGATGTTCGCCAACGCGTCAACGTCGTCGCCGTAGTCCTGGCTCTTCCGATCGTGAAGCTCGGCGATCTCCGCGAGCACCGCGTGGAACTCCGGCGAGCCGGCCTTCCGCCGGAGGCTCTGCCCCTGCTCCAGCTCCGCCGCACCTTGCAAGATGTAGTCTGCCGTTATCGATTCGCCAGCCATGCTTCCAACTCCGATAAGGAATAAACCACCGGCTTGCCGAGCCGGAGAAAAAAGGCAACCTCGTCATCTGCTCCAAGCGATTCATTCTGGTAGTAGCATCCGCCGCCGTGGACGCCGACAGCCGCGGCCATTCTCAGGCAGACGTCGCAGCGGGTGATGATCTCGTTGTCGTAATCAATCCAATCCTGATACTTCCGCGGGTGCGTGAGGTGCTGGAAATGGCTCCAGAGCGGAGCGATCGGCACAACGCCGAGAGACAAAAGGTTGTCCCACATGCGCAGCTGTGCCTTTACGTTGAGAGCCTGATCTCCCTTTGTGTAAGGCGACGCGATATACACCCACGGCTTCACGATTGCCTCACCTTTCCCTCAGCGGTGATCCGCAGATTCGTCACATCGAATTCCCCATCCGCCTGGACGTCAACCAACGCGAATCCGTGGTTCATCTTGTTGATAGGTGCATAGGCCGGATGCAGCTCGCAGAGGCATCCGGTGCTCCAACAAAACACCTCGCGGCCAAACATATCCGGCTCACAGTGGCCGCTGGTGCGGTGGCCGTGGCCTTCGAGCACGGTGTGATTGAGGCGAAGGAAGGCGCCGCGGGCCTGATTCACCGGCGAGCTGATTCCCTTTCCCTTCTCATGGCCGTGGAGCACCGGCAGCTGGCCGAGCATCACGATTCTCTTATCTTCCACCAGCGTGATCTTGTGCTTGTCGAGGTGCAGCCACCTATCCAATCCCATCTCCGGCATGTCGGAGATCTCTGGAGCGTGCTGCCACAGCCACGCGTTCCAACGCTCTTCATGATTTCCGGATTTCAATACGATCGGAATATCGGGGAACGCGGCCCGGAGCGAGCCGAGCACCTCGCGGATGGCGGCGAGCTCGCCCTTAAAATCCCTCTTCGCGGGATCCTTGTCGAATCGGGAGATCGCGTAGAAATCGCAGAAGTCGCCATTGATCAAGAGGCCGGCGATCTCGCGATCCTGCATCAACTCCACCGCTGCCTTCACGGCGATCTCGCTGTGATACGGCACGTGCAGATCGGAGATCACGCCCACGACGCCGACGACGCCAAAATCGTGAACCACCCACGGCTCCGCGAGCGTCGGCGGGAGATCGATGCCTTGGCCAGGAGCTCGAGCTGGCCGCTTGGCCACGGCGCCGGTGCGATTCTTTTTCTTGGCGCCGCATTGCCCAAACTGATACCGAACGCGGGAGCGTGCTCCGTCGAGCGTGATCGCTCCGTTTGTTCGCTCCACGAGCTTGCGAGCGATCGCCCGAGCCGGGTGGTGCGGAAACTTGCGGCAGAGCTCGCGGCAGACTTTGGTGATCGGATCAGCCATTCTCTTCCTCCTCCTCAGAGCGGAATCCGGCGTGGTGGACGATGGCCGCGAGCGTGTCGGCGAATTCGCTCACGGGATCCTCAGCGAGATCGGGGAACCGGGCGTGAACGACTTCATGGATGAGCGTGTTCAATCGATCCTCGCCGGCGAGCTTGTCGGAGATCCGGATGGTGCGCCGCTGGTAGTTGCAGTCTCCGTGGATCGTCGCCGGCACGCGGCAATGCCGGATGCGCCATTTGTGGCCGGCGATCCATACCGTCATGTTTGCCATTGCCGCCTCCGAGGGCAGTGAATGTAGCGGGGCGGGTGAGCCAGTCAAACCGGCGGGGGCTCTGGGGAATCTGGGGGGACGCCGATTCCGATGGCTCGGCCGGCTTCATTGAACCACTCTTGCCGGCCATCGCATCCGCAGTCGCCGCCGACGATGGCGGCCACGCGTTCCTTTGTGATGCCGATCGTGGTAAGGCCGGCGGCGATCATGTCGCCGAGGCCCATTGGCTGCGGCCCGCGGCACTCGGCGTGAATGTTGGTGTTACGGTGCCGAGCCATGCCGCCGCACACGCTGCAACGGTGCAGCCCCGGCTCGACTGTCACGAAAGTGCATCGTTTCATGGTGCCGCCAGCGTGATCGTGAGGTCGGGGAAATACACAGTCGCGTAAGTCTGAACGTAGCCGTTGTTAATAGGCCCATAAAGAACGCGAGATTGACTGTTGTAAAAATCAGCCGCAGAAGACGCGTCGTATACGGCAGTCTTTTCGCCACCGTTGCAAATGGAAGAAATCGAAAAATTTGGTTTTTCTGCCGGTACGTCGCCAACGTAATTGCCTGTGTAAAACATATCAATGCTGTGGATGTACAGACCGTTTACCCCAAGATCCCATCTGTTGTCCAGCGTTGACCGTTTCGGCACATCCGGTATGTCGGCCATGTACACATAAAGATTTATAGTGTCCGAGCATGTAAGCGTAGCCTGAAAGTAAATGGCATCGTAAGCGTTTACGGGGTAGATGTATTGGTAAAACGCCTGCCCGTTCAAAAGTCCATCGTAATAATTGCCGCCCGTAGAATAGCTTTTAAGCGTAGCGACCACGGGCGGTATGGTGGCAAGAAGTGATTTTATTGCCGTAAATTCAGCGCTCCCAGAATCTCCTTCTGGCGTTTGCGTCCCATTAAGAGAAATGGTCAAGCTTGGCGGCACGCACTTAACGTAATTGCCTGATAGTCCAGCACCAGACAAAACGGGCGTGTAGGAGTTTGCGGTGCAATCGCACGGACACACGCACGGATTGCATCCCGGCTCAATCGTCACGGTGGCGTTGCCATACACCAGCGTGGCGCCGCCAGCCGTCACCCGCACGAAAGCGCTCTGATCGCCCCAAAAGGTTGAGATCGTTGTCTTGCACGCCATGCCGCAGCCGTAAGCTGTAAGAAAATCCGTAGACGTTGTTGAAGAGATAAAGAGCCTCGCGCTCAATCCAGCGATAATCTGCGATGCTGTCGCGTCCCACACGCCAGCAGAGCCGAAGTTGTAGATCGTAAGGCCTGTCGAGTCGCATCTCCCGGCTACAGAGATAGACTGCTGCCAGCCATACTCCGCAAAACATTCTCCTGTAAACCCGATAAGGCATTGATTGATGCTCATCATCTTGGAGATTGCCGCAATCTGCGTGGCGGTAAGCGACCCGCCGGTAACGGAAGTCGGTGTCCCCAGCACGACGCGGAGCGTTACGGTCTCTGGCGGCTGTGCGTCTGATGCACACTGGCACGTGCAGCCGCTGCCGCCGCTGCCGCCGCAACACTTAGAGCACCCGAACAGCATCAGACGCACTCCGCAGCGATCAGGTGCCACGTTGAATCAATCAGCGTGCAAGCCACCCAGGCCGGGCCGGTGACGGTGGCGAATACGTTAGACGATGTGAACGTCGTGCCCTTCGACGTGCCGGCCCCGGTGTATTCCGTAACGGTGGCCGTGGAGCCTTTTGACCAAGTGCTGCTGACTTTTCCGAGGCGTGTCATCGGCCCTCCGTTGTCGAAAAGGAGCAGAGCCCACTGTCCGCTCCCGGTGCCTTGTTTCCAGAGAATTTTCACAGCCCCAGAGGATGCCGATGCAAAGGCACTGGTGCTCCCGGCCTGCGGCACCGCGAACCCGTGGCTCGCGTCGCTCACGTCCACTTTTGCCTGCACAACGCCAGCCACCGCAGCTCTGCCAATCTTGCCGCTGGCGATCGGCTCCACCGCCACGACGAATCCACCCACGGTGCCGGTAGGCGGAGCCACGCCGATCACCGCTGGCGACGTCTGCCAAGAGAGCGTAGCGGCCCCGGTGGCGCCGCTCGGAGCAATCACCATCCCGGTGATCGCGAGCACGCCCCAGCGGCCCACCGCGGCGCCGGAGTCATTGCGGCAGAGGATCGTGTGGTTTGGTGCGGCCGGCCCCTGAACTCCATCGGCGGAAAAATCCTGAGGAGCACCGAGCACGATCTCGGCCGCGTCCACCATCAGATTCCACGAGCGAGCCGTGATCGCTTTGTTGAGCTTTTGGCCAGGCTCGAGCTTGCCGTCATTTCTCGCCATTACGTCACCCCCGTGGTGCCGATGCCGAGGGATGAGAAGCTGCCATCGCGGTAGACCTTGTTTACGTACACCTCAATGGGCTTGGCGTAGAGCTGGCTGGTGCTGCTATTGGCCTCCTGCTGGTAGTTCACCCACATATAATCGTGGCCCTTCTTCTCAATGCCGGCGATGTCTCCAACGGTGATCGCCGGAATCGTGCCAGAGGCTCCGGCATTTGGTGAGGCCACGAACTTGTAGCTAAGGCTCCACGGCCCGTTCCCCTTTTGCGTGTCTGATTCTTGGCTGCCGGAGAGGCCGAGGAAGAGCACCTCGCCAGCCGCGAACGTGCGAAAAGCGGCATCGTTCACCGTGCCGGTGAGCGCGGCCGCCGTCTTGATGTAGGCCGACGTCACGTAGGCCGAAGGCACATCGTAGGTTTCAGTCCACGAGAGAGCCGGCTCCACGATATCAACTCCGTCCACGCGATCGCCGTTGACGTTGATCGCGTTCTTTCGCGGCGTGGCCGTTGCTCCCGCGAGAGCGTATGCCGTTTCGCTCTTAGCCTGCGTGATGTGCGCCGTGCCGCCGCTGGTGTCGAATTGCCGCGTCCGGCGGAGCGGAGCCGGAGTCTCAACGGTGAGATCGTCCGCTCCAGCTTTCTCGTACTGGATCGTGACTTTGAAGCACTCATCACCGAGATAGTCGGTGGAGTAGCTTTCGGCCCGGAGCTTGAAGCTCGCGGCGCCGCCCATCGTCGGATAGTTCCAATATTGGAGCGTGTTGGATATGTAGCCGTTGCAATCGGCGTGGAGCAGCTGATCGTCGCTGGTGCCAAAAACTTTGTAGCTCTTGAGGTAGGACGACGGCGCCTTGCGGCCGAGCCGCACGATCGTGCTCTTGCGGCTCTCCTTGTCCTCGATCCACGTGAGGGCCGGCGTGCCCGTCCAGGTGTATGTGCCGCTCCATGTGACTGTCATGCTACGTATGGCCCCATGCTTTCGAGAGCTACAACCATCTTCTTCTGCACCTCAAGCTGATCTTTGAGGATCGTGATTGAGGAACCAAATCCCATGCCGCCAGCGTTGAGAGCAGAGAATGATCCGACGGATTGATTCTGCATCTCGGCCGCGGCCGCAATGCCGCCAGTGTCCGGCGCCATCTCGTGTTGCAGCATCGGCGGGAGCTTGGCCTCCAGAGCACGCGGGATCGCCTCCGCCACCATCTCAGCAGGTTTGGCTGCGGCAGCAGCTGCCAGCTCACGCTCCTTGCGTCGCTCCTCCACGCCGTTGAGCACCGATTGCCTGGCCGCGATCCGATTAGCGTGGATCTGCGCCACCTCGCCGGAAATTTTGGAAGGCCCGATGGCGGCGATCCGATTGGCGATCCCGGTATTCTCCGCCCTATCCTTGCGGGCCGCAGCGACGTCCGCCTTTGTTTGGTTGAGCTCTGCGGCCCTCTTCCGCGTTTCTTCAGTTGTCCCGCCGAACCCGATGCGAAGCGTGGCGAGCTCAATCCGCAACTGATCAAGCGTTTCAAAAAACGGATTGAGCAGATTATCGAAGGCGCCAGCGATCACCGCACCCACGGTGAGCACAGTCCGATGAATCGCGTCCATCGTGCGAACGAAACCGATTTCCAATCCGGACAACATGCCAAAAAACGAATTTTGGATCAGAGCCAGCCACGGCTCCACGGCATCGGCCACGGCCTTCTGGCCCATCAGCCAATCGGAGAAGACGCGGGCCGCTCCGCCGGCAATCAACGCCAATGCCGCTTGGCCGGCAAATCCCGTGGCCGTTAGCAAGCTGCCAAGCCCGGCAACGGCCGAGATCACCACGCCAGCAGCGGCGCCGATGCCGGCCATCGTCACGCCCACCACCGTGAGAGCCGCACCGATCGCCATTACACCCGCCACCACCTTCGCGGCCATCAGCACCGCCGCCTGGTTCTCCGTCACCCACGCGGCCACGCGATCGATCACATCGCCAATGCTGGCGGCCGCTGCGGTGAGCGAGGGAGCCAGAGCTGTGGAAACGGCGATGGCCAGCCGCTCTAGACTGGCGAAGAGTTTGGTGCCGCCGCCGGATAGGCCGCTCATCAGAACGTTGAACTTCTCGCCGATCGGCATGGCGCCTTCCATGCTGTTGGCCATTGCTTGGAAGCCTTCACGGCCGGCCGTGCCAAGGATCGCGGCGGAACGCAGAGCGTCCGCACCAAAGATCCGCCGCATGATGTCATCCTTGGCTTTCTGATCCAGATTGCTCATAGCTCCGTTGAGCCTGTCGATGATCTGCACCAGCGGCAGCATCTTGCCGAACGAATCCCTAAATGAATCGACTGTAAGGCCGACTTCCTGCATGGCGCCGATCGTTTCATCGACGGGAGCCATCAAACGCAAAAACATTGTCTTGAGCGATGTACCGGCATCCGATCCCTTGACGCCATTGTTGGCCATAATCGCGAGAGCCGCGGCCGTGTCTTGAATGTTCTGGTTGGCAAGCCCTGCAGCAGCGGATGCCATTGAGAAGCTCCAGGCCATTTGCTCAATCGATGTGCTGGAGGAGTCGGCAGCGGATGAGATCACGTTGGTGGCTGTCTTTGAGTCCACCTTGAACGCGTTCATTGCGTCCGACATGACTTCCGCGGCTTGCGTGAATTCGAGGCTACCGACTTTCGCAAAGTGCAGAGCCGCCTCTCCGGCGCCGCCAAGCACCTTTTCCAGCGGCATACCGGCCTTCAGCAGAGCGAGGAACGATTCCGCAATCGCCTTCGGCCCGAGCCCCATATCGCGGCTCATCTGCATCGCGGCCTCGTCAACCGTCTTGATCTGATCGGCCGTGGCACCCGTGCTGGCCTTGATGCCGAGCAGCTGATCCTGATACGCCGCACCGGAGCGGATGCTGGCTGCGAACGGTGCCGAGGCGGAAAGGCCGGCTGCCGTGAGCTTTGCACCGGCGGAGGCGATGCTCGCCCCCATGTTCTTTATCGCGCCGTTGACTTTCGACAACTGGCCAAAAAACTTGCGCGAGTCGGCGCCGATCTCAACATACGCACGGCCCATCCGGATTGCACTGGCGCTCATGCTTGTCGCCCGAAAAGGCGCTCCAGATCGGCTTTCGTGGCCTTGCGTGGCTTCGGCTTGTACTTCGCTCCGTTGGGGTGCCGCTCGTAGACTTTCACGGCGCGATCACCCTTGTTGAGCGTCTTGTTTTCGATCAGTGCGATCAGGTGAGCGGTGTGCCACCATTGAGAGTCTGTGCGTCCATCGCGAGCGAGGAAGAGTTGTCGGAAAGTCCATTCACCGGGATGGACGCCGACGATTCCGGCGGCTTCCCAGACGGCAGGCCAGATGCTTTCGCGAGCGTTTCCATCGCGTTCCCCATCGC